TGATTGAGACAGTCACTATACAAATAAATTTACAAAAGAAAAGAAAATTATTTTTTATTTATTTCGTAGAACATGTTGTCGCTATCTTCAGATATAAAATCTTTATTTTCGACATTCCAGTAAGAAGTTTGAACTTTATAGTCAGGCCAATGTGTTGAAGTAGTAAAGCTAGGCACGTTCCAAAGAATACGATTATTAGGCTGAATAGCATAATTACCGTTATCAAGTGCCAGAACATGTCCACACTTATGTTCTTGGGGTATTTCACTATGCTCAGTATCGAGGATATTAGGCTCTGGATGAGCCCAATCAATCGTAAATAAATATTCACCAGCATAAAATTTTTTATCTACCCCAAGGTATTTACATTTTTGTCCAATTAGAAAATCAAAAGTATTAACACTAGGATAATAGCTAAATGAATTCCATAGTTCAAGATCAACGAGATTTTGATTCGGAACTCCACTGCATTCAAATCCTTTTTGAATAAAAGCAGAGATAGGTAGTCGCCAAAAGATTGCACCGTTTGTAAGTAACGTATGAAATAATACAGCCCGCCCTGGTATGCTTGTAAGACCAAAGACCACACAGTCTTCAGTTTCTCCTTTATTGAGTTTGAGATCATATAGATATTCCCTCCTTATTTGACAATAAATTGGCGGGATACTAGCATTTAAGTAAGACATTGAACAGATAGTATCTTTTTACAAAATTTTTTTATACAAAATTTTTAAGGGGGTCTATTTTTACAAAATTTTTTTTTACAAAATCTAATAAATAGTATCTTTTTGCAAAATTTTTTTTTACAAAATTTTTATATAGATACCGGTCATTCTTCACTATATCTACTTCTCTATTTACTATAGCCCTCACCCAAACTTTTAAACTTTATAGAATATTCTTTATTTAAACTTAATCGAATTTTTTAAAAAAGAGTTTTTAGATTTATTATTTAATTTTATTAAAGAGAAAAAAAGTAATTAGTCGTTATAAAAAAAAAGAGAGAAGCGACTTTTTAATTTCGCTTCTCTCTATAATTATTTAAATAATTATTTTAAGTTATTAACTAAGTTTTCGAAATATTTATTATTTTCGATTATTTCGTTACTAACTTTATTATTTTTAATAAATTCTTTATTAGAATTAATTAAATCTAAATATAGATTTTTTTTAGATTTATCTAAGTAAGAATTTAAATCTACTAATAGATTTACTTTTTTAAAACGATTATTTTTAGTAGTATCGTATTCTATATCTACTTTTCTATAATCGTTATTAAAAGCGTCTTTTATAGTAGTCGATAATTTAGCTTTTTCGTAAATAGAAAAACTTTTAGTTTTTTCTCTTTTAGTATTTACTAATCTAAATAAAACTTTTTTAGATTCGTATTCTCTAAACGATAAAGCGATTTTATTCTCTACTAAGTTTTTTTTAGTTTCGATTTTATTCGTATAGTCTATTTCTCTCTCTTTCTAATTAAGTATTAAAATTAATAAAAATTAATTTCTATTAACTTAAATTAGTTAAATATTAATATTATTTTTAATAATAAGTAAATAATATATTTACTTTAACTTCGTTCTCGTTTCGTTCTTATTCTCGTATAAGTAGTATTTAAAAAGTAATTAATAATAATATAATAAATAATAATATTATCGTTAATATATTTCTAAAAAAATAAATTAAGTAAATCGTTTTAGTAATTCTCTTTTCTTTTTTAATTAATAATTAGTTTTAATTATATTTTTTTAAGAATAAAAAAACGTTAAAATTTAATTTTTATTATTTTAGCGACTGACGACTGACGATATTTTTTAGAGCTTTTTTCACGCATAACTACTCATTAATCCCGCATCCTTATTTAACAATCAAGATCAACGATCAATCACTCAAGAATTATTTTAATTTAGTCTTTTTAATTATATAGTCTTCATCGCAATAATGATCATGAAACTCTTGTCCATCAACTATTTTAAAGATATACGTTCCTACTTCGTCATCGTGCGATACTTTCCAGTATCCAACTTCTTTATTCTTCCAGAACACTTTACCATCTTCTATACCATCGTCAAGAGTATAGAAGTCTCCTACTTCTTTACCATCATTAGTCGTATATTTAAGTGACATAGTTTCTCTCTTTCTATTCGTTTAATAATCTAATTATATATTAATCTATTCAACAATAGACAATAATAATATTAGCCGGATCCCTGATGCTCCGTACTGATCAACTCGGCCTCTGATCCTTGCGGATCCGACAGGCTGGCTGCGGTTTGTTGTTGCGGATCAACGTCATCAACCTGATCACCAATGATCAAGCCGCCTGCATCATCAATCAACAACCCGTGATCAACACGGATCTGTGTCAAGTACTGAGTCAGATCATCCTCGGACATTGAATCAAGAGTGTTTGTTTTAATTTCTTTTTTCTCAACCAAGAACCCTAATAGCTGGGCCTTTAGTCTTATCGCATTGACCGCGGCTGAGTATTGACTATCTTTTAAAGCATCCTTGATTAACAAGTCAAGTCTTTCAACCTCTTTTGACACTGATTCGTTAGTCAAGCGCCTCACGTCCGTGCGCAGTCGGTCAATATACTGTATAATCTTATCCTTCTTTAAGTTGCGTGCAGCTTGAACGTGTGCTGATGTAGGACTATAACCGGCGTCAACAGCCGCTTCTCTCTTACCTTTTCCTGCTGCTATACCCTCACAGAACTTCTTTTCAAGGTCCGATAAAGTAGCTTCGTTTGTTTGATTGATTAGGTCTAAACTTATCGCCATATTTATCCAATATAGCTATTTATTTTTGATTGTCTATTAGAGTTTTAAAAGTCTTTTTGACTATCGTATTTAATTTGTCCTATAGTAATTTCTATTTCTCTTACTTGTGTAATTTCTCCGCAATTGCCAGTCCACCAGTGAGCGAAATCTTCTGCTGTATCAAAATCTGTATAAAATGCATAAGCTAAGTAAGAACTTGTTTTTTCGTTAAAATGTAAATCGAAATTTCCTTCGTTAAGTATATATGCAAATGGGTCTTTCTTTAATTCATCTTTAAGCCAATTTCCATCTTTATTTACTACGATGTATGCTTTAAGTTTTTTATTATTTAAGTCCATTTTTTCTCTCTTTCTGTGTTAGTTAATAATTAAATAATAAATTATTAATAACATTATAAAACAATATAATTACGAATACGAAGGTGGGTATTTAGGGAAATGTTCTGGTGTTCCTCTATAGTAATAATTTGCTTCAAGACCTTGATTACAAGAAGTTATTTTTTTACCATATAATTTATTAAATAGAACACAAGCACGATTAGCTTTTCTAGGATCTTTAAACAAAATCTTACCTTCTTTTACTCTTTCGCCTGCTGTAAAATACCAGCCACCTTCTTCTTGTCCTCCCTCTACTCTATCAATAGAATAGACAGCTACCTTCCAATAATTAGTAGTTGTCATGTCTATATACCTGTGCATCTACTCGTTGAATATTAGCATCAATTTCTTTTCTTCTTTCACGATGCCTTCTATCTATAACTTCCATAGCTTTATATCTAATAGCCGCATCATCTATATTAGTTTCAGTATAATAAACAACCTTATCATCTTCGTAGATAACGTAGCCATCAACATGTCTATCTATAACATGACCTCTATATAGACCTATATTATAAGCTAATTTTATTTTCATGTTTTCTCTCCTTTTTAGTTTTAGTTTATAAAATAATAGTAATAAAAATATAACAATATTAAACAATATTAATTACTCATTATATCTTTTAATGTTTCTAAATCAGAACCATCATCACTTAAATCTTCTTTAGAAAAGCCAAAACAAAAGACTTCTCTTGCTTGTCTTTTAATTTCTTCTTTAGGAACTTCATCATAAGGTTTCTTATATATATCTTCGATCATATCTTTAAATGTAATTTCTTTAGGCACGTTTAACCTCTTTTAAATTTTTAATTTTAATGATGTAGTTATTGAATTTAACTACATTAAAATTAGTATTATGTCTTTTACAGAAACCTTTTAATTGAAAAGCTAATTCTTCATAAGTATCTGTATCTCCAATTAATTGTGCTAAGTCTTCAAAGTGTTGTTTAGTTAAGCTCATTTTTTTTATCTCCATAAATATAATCAATTCTTGCTGGCACGACCACATTGTCATCGCAAGGTTTACAGCACTCACCATCTTCTTTTATTGGATAAGGATTATTACCCCAACCAATAAATTTTTCGTTACAAATACAACAAATTTTAGCTTCTGTCATATTTTTTACTCCTTATAATAGATTGGCGTAATTGTTCATTACGCCAAATTCTATATTCTTCGTTGCTGCGAGAGAGAAAAAAAGCAACTAAAATTCCTGTAATTATTAATCCACTAAATATCATTATTAACCCACTAACTATTAGCATTTTGACTTTCTAAAAGTTTATAAATACCAGCATCTACTAGTTGTTTATAAGCTCCTTTTTTAGTTTTTTTTAGTCCTATAAAATATCTTGATAAAGTTCTTACTGTAGAACCTTTACTTGGACTACACATAATGTGACCAGTTTCAACTTCTGATTTAAGCATTTGTAAACACATAGCAATCTGAAAGTTAATTCTTTCTTCTTGATTGTTAAACGTTATCATTGTCATATATTCTCGCTTTCTTTTAATTTTATAATATTTAAAGTTTTAAACTATTAAACAATAAAATTATAATTAATGTACACTATGAATTTTAGATGCAAAAGCTTCTTCTAATATATTACTTTTAGCTAAAACCTCATCTATTTCAGGAAGAGATAATAGTAGTAAAATGTATCTAATTTCTTGACGTGTATAACCTTCTTTCTCTCTTAAAAATTCAAGTCTTTGTCCAACTTCTTCTGGTAAATTAGGAGATTGTGGATTTTTTAAGTGTTGAGCATAAAGAAAAGCTACTCCTTTGAATATTCTCTCTGATAAATACTCAGGCATTTCAGCATATTTTTCAGTCATTTATTTTTTCTTTCTAATTTAAAGATAGGCAAGTATCTAAAAAGTAACTTGCCTATCAAATAGACTACTTTATTAATTTAATTAATAAAATATCAAAATTATACAACTATTTTAAAGTATAAGTTGATTTAGGCGATTTAGCTGCAGAAGTTGCTTTATCTTTATCTTCTGTTGCTATAAAACCTCTTTCTCTATCCCAATCTAAATCGATTGTTTTACCACCAGCAATTAAAAAATCTCTGATAGTCATACCTGTTTTATATAGACCAAATCTTTTGTAACCAGCAGAACCTTCTCTTTTTGGATTCTTAGCTACAATAACTTGTATCTTACCATCTCTATCGTATTTGTATGTCCCTTTAAAATCTTTAGGGTCCATAACTTTTCTAGCTTTAGGTTTAGCTATAGTAGGTTTAGTTTCTACTTTAGCCGCAACTTTTGGCTTTTGTGCTATGTTTAACATAACTTTCTACCTTTCTTTTATTAGTTTAATTAAATCTAATATAAACAACCGATTATATTATAAAACAATAAAATATCCTAATTATCATTTCTACTATAGAGAAATATTAAATAATATATTAACACTTCAAAATTAGCCTTGCGAGCAGCCTCGGGAAGGTATTGGCTCTATCTTTAAGTTAGATGACTAGAATCATTGGTATTAAAGGAAAGGTATTGGCGGTATTGGCTCTAAAAAGAGTGCCAATACCACTAGAATCATTGGTATTCGCTGATAGTAGTGAAAAGGTATTGGTATTGGCTCTTTTTCTAAATAAATATTTTATAAAATTATTTTTAAAATCCCCTATAGTAGAAATCACTATTAGTAAGAAGTCAACATTAATAATAATGTTATTAAAAATCCATAATAAATAAAATATCTAAAAAAGTAAATCATGTGTAAATCCCTTAATTATTTAATATTTACTTATTATATTAGTTTATATAGAGGAATTACAAGTATCTTTAAACTTGATTTCTATTTATTTCAAGTATTGAAAGCATTAATCTAGCTGAATCATTAGCACTAGCTTTACCAAATAGATAATCATTTTCTTCTAATATGATTGGTCCTTTTGCTAAATTAATTGTTTCTTTTGTACCTAATTGATCATGACAAATTTCATGATCTGACGAAGCACTTGAATCACGAATAAAAATATCAACGTTATTATTATTAGCATTATCGTTTGCTACTTGTATATTTTGAATAATAGCTCTACTATCAGAAGGAGCTGTATAAATTGTAGTATTAGCAGTTGTTAAATCTAAAAATGCGTTTTTATAAATATTAGCCATATTGATTCATGTACCAAGTTTTTCTATCCAATTCATCATTAATATCTTTTTGATATGTCGAGTTTAAAATTTTAATAATATCTAATAAATCTTCAATTAACTGATTAAAGTCATTATTATTATACTCAACTGGAGCATTATTTAATCGTGTAAGAGGTATTTTAGCCATAGTTTATATGGTATATTTGATCGACATACTTGTACAGTTAAGAATTACTCCTTAACTAATTCTTCTTGAGTATTAACCATCTCTTGTTCGATACTTTTTATCTCTTTTGATAAATGTATCATTCCAAGAGTCACTTGATAATGTGCTAAAAATTCACTAGCCCACTTTGCTTCAAGTGCTCTTTTCTTGTTCAAGAGATCCAGTAGTTTTATCTCCACTATCTTTTATCTCCTCGATGAATAAAGTATTAGATGTTTCACTAATTAACTTATCCATATATTTCCAATTGAAATGTTTTAGTGGAACTTTCCACAACATTTCTTCTGCTTGTTTCAAGTCATCACATTCACATTGTCCTGAGGCGTAATAACCCCCACGTCTGAACTGATAACGCACAATCATTTAGATTGGCATACCACACTTTATATGTAATGTAAATAGCTATTTAAACCAGGAAGGAACGCCATTTTTCCACGTGGCGAATTTAATTTTTTCTTTTAAATAAAAAGTCTTATAAGCTGTAATTGGATCCTCGGTCTTATACTCGTCAGGCATACATAGTGGTATAGGAGTTGCTTTTATCTCAGGAATATTATGAGGTGGAATAGATAAATGAGTAGCTAACTTAATCCATGTCGCATGAGTTTTATTATATCTTTCTTCGTATTCTTTACATAGATTATACCATAATTGCCATAACCATTGATAATTCTCTACACTAGAACGTGTCCATATATTACTCGGGTGATTGATATGACTCGCTAAATACAGGCTATTTTCACGTGAATCGTCAAGCTTCCATACTCTTACTTGTCGCTTACCGGATCTACTTGATCCACGGCTCTCTATTCCATCACAAAGCCGGTGGGCTGTAGAGAGTAATTGCGCATATTCGATAATCATCTTGACTACGTGTTTATCGCAATGATACTCTGCGCATTTTTTAGGATTTTCGTCTAAATAAAAGATATTCATTTTTTAATTATACAAAGAATTAGACCTACTATTCCTATACAACCTTTATATTTACCTTTATGAACTACAGGCATATGATTACACATAAAAGGAATAGCTTTTAACGGTATAATTTTATTTTTAAATTTTTTTATATTATATTCGTGTACCCATTTATATTCGTATTTCATAATATAAATATATTATTTTTAAATAAGTATAACGAATACCAAAATAAGTCCGATTAATATAACAACAAATGCTGCGTCTAAATAAGAATCACGTTTCATTTAGTCATGAGTAAAAGACAAACATAACTTAAAAAAATAATAATTATAATTTCATATAAATATAATTCTTTTATTAATTCAATCATTTAAAATAACTCTCTATAATATCATTTACAACACGTTCATATTTCCAGCCGAGCCATATTCCTAAAATTGTACCGAGTATAAACCAGATCATGCGTAACAATATATTGTAAGTTTAGTTGTGCTAGCAGCTCCCCATATTTCATGGTCATCTCCTGGCGACAACTCTTTTATGTTTTCTATATCATCAATATCAAATCCATTATCTTCTGTAAAGTGTTGATCAGCTTCTTTATCAATCCATTCTATAAATGGTTTATTATCTTCATTGTTTTTAGAATAACCCCACCAATAGATTAACATGTATTTATTTTTTTTCATAAGTTTTTAATATTTTATGCATTTCAGAGACACAAAGAGATTCCATATGAGCTTCATAGTCTCCATCGTTATTTTTATTATCATAAATAAAAACTAAATCAATAGACTTTAGATGATTTTCTAAAGCAATTCTTAATTCATCTTTAGTTTTATGATATATTTTCCAATTATCTGGCTTTTCCATTTTCATCCCATGTTTGTATTATATCTCCAAACTCTTTATTTAGATGATCTTCTTCAATAGTTTCATCTATAATTCTAATGCCATATTCTTCTTCGCAATAGTCAGTTTGTATATAAGCTCCCATATCTTTTTCACAATTACATTGAGAAAAAAACTCATCTTTTCTTTCTTTCCAAAGTTTTTTATCAGTTATCTCTAACTCAAATGTAGTTGGAACTATCACTTGAACTTTAACTTTTATATTTTTCATTTCTTTCTTTCCTTTCTGTTTTATTCCATAATAAAATAAAACGTTGTAACCAATCTACTTGATCCTCGGTTAAATCATTACGCCATAATTCCGCATCGGCAGAAGCAAGAGGATGTAATTCTTCTTTATCTCCCCAACGATTGTATATAGTCGATAATGTATTTAAACTAATCATTTTCTTTCTTTAACAAGTATGATACTTATCACTGGATTAATTTTACTTAATCTTTCAATTTCAAGTTTATCATAGCTTTCCCAATATTCTATAGTTCCATCTGTATATGTAACTTTATAATATTCTTCTTTCATATTTTCTTTCTTTTTGATAACCAGTCCATTACTATTTCTTTTAAATAGAATTGGTAGTGGTATAGTTCATCAAAATATTCTTTATCTTTCTGTCTTATTTTATTACTATTAAT